GTGCCGTTACGTCTGGTGTATCCAGTGCCTTCTCGCAAGGTTTGACTGCGCAAGAAAACAAGTTCATTGAGGATATAGTCGAGCAGTACGACCGTATGCGTCTGAAGGATTCGGAGTACAAAAACAATCGCTTTGTCATGAGCGAAGCAGCGCAAGAAGATGCTGAGGAGTGGCTGAACTATAAGTTTGGTCGTGCGTTCTACCTTGACCTTGCACTGGCTGACCTGACCAAAATGGTAGATGGCTACACCGCAGAACAAGTTGATACGCTTGTGCGTGGGATGCGCCAGAAACTTCGTGTCAAGGTTGACCCTGACCTCGACAATGTGAACGACAGTTCTATTTGGGCACTGGTGCATCGTGTCGAAGAACGCACGATGTTTGCAGCGTCTATTAACGACGACCAGTTTTACGCCAAGCGAACCATCGCTGGCTCGTATGTACCGCTGATTCGTGAGGGTGACTGGCAGGTTCGTATCCAAGCCTACAAGGAAGTCAACGGTCAGGAAGTGCCTATCAAGTTGCGCCAAGGTCAGCAGGACTCTCTGTTCTACGGCAAGACTGCTACTGAGAAAGATGCTCGGGAACTTCAAGATGAACTCGACATCCTGTTCGCAGGTGAGTACGAGATGCGTGATGTTGACAACAACTTGCAGACCGTCAAACTCCGTGCGATTACTTCCGTGGCTGAGCAGACTCCTGCGCTTGTGGACATCTTGCACTACGACGAGGTGATGTACTCCTTGTCTCGTCTCGGTATCCAGTTGACACCTGAAACCCGTGAGATTCTTGTCACGAAAACACAGGCACAAAACACCCGTGCTCGTGCCAACCTCAAGCGTGCAGGTACACCCGGCTGGGACAAAGATGTTGTCAAGAGTGCGTCTGCTTATCTGGAGCAGCAAGCCTACACCGCAGCCAACAAAGAGTTCCGCCATCAGTACGATGAGGTTCTTGAAGATACCCGTAACTGGTATGGTGACCCGACCCGCCTAGAAGAACTGCGTGTTAAGTGGGAAGGCGCAACTGGCCCTGCCAAAGAGATTGCAGCCCGTGAGTATTTCCAAGAGAAGTTCTACTACGACAACGCCGTAACGATGGTGGATGGTAAGCGGGTAGAGCGGGGCAACTGGTACAAAGAACGTGCCAAGTCCTTGCTCGACTGGAAAGAATCTACTGGCGACATCATCCATGCGGATGACATTTGGACAAACAACGAGTTCTCTGTGGCTACTCGTACATGGGCGGCTCTTGCCCAACTCGGTGGTTCTATTGCCACGGGTATCACACAGATGCTTTCGCTGCCGACCAACTCATGGGCGTACCTTGCTTCCTTCAATCCGAAGAACGGCTTTGGTGTCGGTCTAGGTGCGGGTCGTGCAGGGTATCTCCTGTTGGAGTACGCTAAGAAGGCAGGTAGTTTCCGCTACGCCAACCTTGACTACATCGACCAACAGATTAAGGAGTTGCAGAACTCAGGCAAAGACCGCAACAAAGATGGTCTGACATTTGCCGAACTGAACTTCTTGTACACCATGACTGAGGAGCAGCGTCTTGATGCTGCCCAGTTCAACGCTTTGACTGGTACAAGTCGGGGTCGTGCCATCCTCGTTAACCCTACGTTCCAAAAGTTCGTCAAGGTCTGGATGGCTCCGTTCTCCTACTCGGAACAGTTCAACCGTCGTACAACTCTCCTAGCCGCATATCGTGGTGAGTATGACCGCCAACGTGCTTCTGGGGTAGACCACAATGCAGCCGACATCGCTGCCCGAGCAGTTGCGTCTCGTGCCGTAGATGCCACACAAGGTGACTACGCACAGTACAACCGTCCTGCTTTCTTCCGTGGTGGACTCCAGTCGTTCATCTATATGTACAAACAGTACCCAATCTTGATGGTTCAGTTGTTGAAAAACATGAACTATGAGGGTCGCATCATCATGCTCGGGTCGTTGATTCTGCTCTCCGGTGTGCGTGGACTACCGGGTTCTGACGACATCTTGGACATTGTTGATGGCATCGCTCAACGTCTGGGCTTGCGTATGGGTTCGATTGAGAAAGAGTTTGCTCGTTTGACCAAAGAAGTATTTGGTGCTGAACTGGCTGCGGAAATTAACCCCATCCTTATGCGTGGTCTACTTGACCACTTTACTGGGTGGTCATTCTCTAACCGCTTAGGTCTTGGCGATATTGTCCCCGGTACTGGACTGCTCAAGCCTTCAGCAACCAAGCAAGAACTTCTGCGCGAGGTGGTCAACATCGCAGGTGCACCTACCTCGTTCCTTGTCGGAGGTCTTGAGTACTTCACCAATACCATCCCGGGAATTATCACGGGTCGTAAGAGCCTGTCTAGCCTGATGTCTGACGCACCTGTTCGTGCAGTGGCTAACTTCGGTGATGCCCTCAAGTTTTACGACACAGGCGCAATCCTAGACTCCAAGGGATATGTTGTGGCAAAGAACGCTACGACATGGGAGATTATGGGTAAAGCCCTTGGGTGGTATCCATCCCGTGCACAGGCACAGATGGACTGGTTGATGGCAGACTCACAGGAACAAGCCTACATGTCTATGATTAAGACTGAGGCTGTACGCCGTGCGGTATCAGCAAGACTGTCGGGTGACACCGAGGCTGAGAAGAACGTCAAGGACTACATCAAGGACTGGAACGAATCCACCAAGGGCACTCGCCTTGAGATTCGCAACTTCGATAAGTCGTTGGGTCAGGCGTACCGTGAAGCACAGAAACCACTGGCATTACGAAGCCTCAAGTCCTCTGCTAAGAGTGGTAGGGCAGAGGCCAAGGATATGCTTCGACTCTACGGTGTAGATGAAGAAACACTCCAAGGCATCCCTGATTAAACAACTTTGAGTTGACCGTGGGTTAGGTCATTCACGGATTGGTCGGCGTCATCCAAGATTCCCTGCAAACGTGGGTGGTTAAGGTTGATGCCGACTACATAACACTGCGGAATCTTGATACCAACATCTTTACCGAAGTACGCCTTCTGTGATTTCGGTGTGGCAATGATGCCTTCGGCTTCAAACTCCTGAACAAATTGCTTGTAGTCATAGCCACGCTGACTGAGCCACTTGCGTAGTTTGGTACGCTCAATGAGCACCGTGCCTGAATCGAATGTCCCATCGTAGGTCTTGCGGTATAAGTCGTAGCGCACAAGAATGTCTGCAATATACGGACGGTTGTTGTCCCGCATAGGCTTCTGACCCGGAGTGTGCATGACCGTGATGGTTGCGTCCATGTTCTCGTTGATGAACTCGCCCAGTGCATCGAAGGCATCCATACGGTTGGTAGCCGCAGATGTTTTCATAGACTTTAGTTCACCCAGTGCCCACTCGGTTGCGTCTTGATAGTCGTACAGGATGAGTCCGTACTCCTTGGCAAGTTGGTTGCCGAGGTCAGATAGCACTAAACCAATCTCCCAAAACCGTTCGTCACCAGTGAAGTGAACGCCATACTTCTTGGGGAACTCATTGATGGCATGCTCCAACATCGCCTTGATTGCATCAACACCGAGCGGCAGTAGTTGCCGCATAAACGCATGTCCGGGGTGTCCGTAGTTCGCCATCAAGAACGCATGAATCTGTCGCCCTACCTGACTACCTTTGGTGAACAGTGGGTGGGGGTGGACATTGAACTCAAGCAGTCGGGCTAACTTGGCATCCGTAGCATGACCACCTGCGTACAACATACTGTGTAGCGACTCGTTGGTCGATACCGTCATGGTGGTTGCCCACTCTTTAATGGCACGTTCCTCAGAGTTGCGGTTCAGTCTAGCCTTGTCACGACCTTGGCTCGTCCAGTAAATCAAGTCACCTGCTTCTTCACGGTCAAGCATAGTCAACTCATCCACAGTCATGGGCAGGTTGCCGTGTAGTGCAAGGCGGGAGAACAAACCGTTCTGTGTGAACTTACCACCGAAGTGGAGCGTATCGGGGTTGCCCCACACTGACTGCATCATGTACTGACCGAGCGTCTTACCGCCACCAGTCTTGCCGTACAGGGACAGGATTAAACCCTTGAGTCCGCTGACTTTGAGCAGTGGTGTAGCAAAAGCAAAGCCAATCAGGAACTTGTGGAGTTTCAGGTCTGCGGTTTCTAGGATGCGGGTGAAGTTCACCCACTCTTGCAGGGAACCCTGACATCCATACATCTCGTCCGTGACCTTGCCGATTGCCGAAGCAAGGTTAATGTTTTCAGTTGCAATGTTGCCAGTGGAGTCCCGGCGGAGAAGCGTACTGCCAATCACAAACTCGTTGTAGTTTGCTTTCCAACCCATTGACGAATACAGGTTGGTCAATCCTCGGCGTTGCTTCAGTTCCTCCATGTATGAGCGTAGAAGCATTTGGAAGTGTACCGTTTGATTTTTGTTGAACAACACGATGCCTTGGTCAGCAATCGCACCTGAGAACTCTCGACTGCCATCAGTAAGATGAGCCTGCCGTAGTACAAGTTCAGTCCATCCAACGTGCGGACGATGCCACATGTAGCGGACTACTTCATAACCAAGACCCTCATCTTTGCCGTAGCCGATGGGGTAGATGTCGAACTTACAAACGTCAATATCGGTTTCGTCAATGACCATCTTCATACCGTCAGTGGTACGTTTGAATGGTCGGGGTACTGGTATCTGTGCAGCGAGGGGGTCGGTCACTGCCGCCGTTGATTTAACTTCTGCGAACTGTGTGCCTAGACGGGCAGGGCTACCAATTTTGTCTTTGAACTTGCAGCCTTTGCATCCACCGGGGTGTTCGGCTTCAAACTTTTGGCAGGTTGCTGGGCCTGTTGCGCCCTGCTTCCAATGGTGCAACTTACTGATAGTTGCTTGTTGACTGTATCCGGGGTGTTGCTCAGACCACTTGATGGCAGTGGCTTCAGGGTCACTACAAAATGCGGCTACTCCAATCAGGTTGTACCACATTGGTTCGGGGACATCCCCTTGATTCTCTACTGCCCATTTAATCTGTTGGCAGGACTCGATAATCTTGTCAGCGTTTGCGGGTTGGTACTCATGCTTGACTGCTAGGTTATCTAACAACGAGTTGGTACGTGTCTGCTCGACGGGTGGCTCATAAGATGAGCCATGTGTAAACGGTTCGAGGACTGCCCACAACTGCGCATAGGTCACATCCTGCGCATCTCGTATCAACTTAGCGGTCTTTCCTCCACGGGGGTTAGTACATCCAATCGGTCTCAGAACACGAGCACTGTCCCCCGTAACACCAATGTCGGGTGTGAATCCTTTATCAAGGCAAGCCGCCTTCAATGCACTGGCTAACGGCTTCCACTGTGCAGGCTCAATCGCCTCATCTAATATCCAGTAAACATGTAGTCCATTGCCTGACGATACAATCATCGGCATGGGTAGCCCAACTGCTTGGACGAAAGTCACAAGAGCCTTCGCTCCCTCGCTTGCATCCTTGAACGGCTTAGGCTTTCCGTTCTTACCAATACCGCAGTCAACGTCGATGGCAAGCACTTTCGTGCGCTCGACGAACTCCTGCTTACGACGCTTCTCCGTGAATGTAGAGATTGCGTAGTATGTGTTTTGTCCCCTGCTATTTAGAGCAAGAGCAACTTTAGCAAGTGCTTCGACTGAATCAAAGTAGCCGTGTCGTGGTTTTGGGTTGTCGCCTTCAAAACTCGCAATGCAGTACAGTCCTTCTGTCGGTAGCACCCGCTGAAAGAAACTCAGCGTGTCCATAAAACCCCCGTTATTGGGGGGCATGTGCCCCCCATGTTCCTCATTCAAAACGCTTCAATAAATCATCAAGGCGTTCTTTCCGTTGTGGTTGCTCCATCGCAATGACATCAGGTGTAGGCCACTTGTCCTCGACCATGATGTTGAGTAGCCTCTTGAGAAGCACCCTCACCGTAGCGTCATTGGATTTGCGGAGTTCCTTCCCCCGCACCCATCCATAATACGTCATGCGACTGACACCAAACAGGGAAGCCATGTCATTGGTAGTCAACAACATGTGCTTCCTTAACGCCTCAACCTTTGTAAAGTCAAGAGGCGGATTAGGCGTCATCTGCATTTACCTCCCCAACAAGGGCGGCAATCTCGTCAGCCAGTGATGCAGCAGACGGAGCCGCAGCCGCAGGAGCAGCCGCCTTTACTGGTGCGGCAGCAGGAGCAGCCGCTTTAGGAGCACCAAAACCACGCTTCGCAGCGGCAGGTTTATCTGCCACGGGGGTAGGAGCAGGTTCAGGAGTCGCCACTACGGGAGCGGGTTTCGGTGCAACTTGTTGTGGTGCGGCAATCTTCGGCACTGCCGGGGCAGCGGAAGTACGCAACTCACCAGTAATCGAACGGACTTCTTCCGTACCAAACAGTTTATCAACTTCTGCTTGGGTGGCTTCATCAAGGAATCCACCAAAGTCAAACTTCAGTTTGGGGAAAGACGCATCGGTGTCAAACGACAGGCGGGTACGAACAATCTCAGCAGGGATGCCACGCATGGACAGTTCCTTCTGATACTTGCCAAGACCTTGCAGTGCAGCAGGGGTAACTTGAAGCAGGTAAATCGGGCCTGTTGGGTCATCAGCAGCCACGACTGCCAAACGCTTTTGGTCAGAGCAGGCTTTGATTTGCTTGCCTTGCGGAGTCACTTTGGAACCCCATGCGTTTTGTGGGCAAGATGCGCACAGGTCATTCTGTGGTTCAGTGCTAGATGCGTCAGGCGATACACCATCCATCGAGAAGCAGTCAGGGCTAGACGGTTCACTCTCAGGTGTCCACGCCTTGGCATACCAAGTCTTAGACAAGCGGGGGTTAGCACCCACAACAACTACGTCGATGTTGGTCGTGTCAAGCACAGTCTCAGTACTACCTTCGACAATACGGAAACGAGAACCTTTAATACTGATACGGGGTACGGCTTCGCCACTGCCGATGCCACCACCCAATGATTGAGCGAGGACAGATGGAACACCAACACGTTGTGCGAGGTGGGCGGGTACTTGCACGTTGGCAAGAGTAAGGGCATTGCTCATAGATTTCTCCTTTAAGTGAGCGGTTAAATACGATTGGTTGCACGTTTGGCTTGAGCGAATCCGCCGCTACCTACGAGCGTTTGTGCTTGATAAGCACGTTCAGCAAACATTTCTTGTTGTTCACCTAGACCTAACTTACGCTTGGCTTCGGTGGCAATAATATGTTCGGCTATTTCTTGATGGTCTTTGCAGTAGTGGAATCCACTTTGCATGTGACCCTCCATCTCACGACGCATATCACAAGTGCGAACAACAAAGCCGTTCTCAATCTTGAACGCAACCACTGCGGGTGAGCAGTTGCCGAACATGCGCTCCATGTCAGTAGCCACACGGACATTTTCAATGGAACGGTTCATATCGCTTTGATGTGCGTTAAGCAGGGACGCTAGTCCTTTACCAAAAAATCCTTTGATACTCATGGTTTAGTCCTCCACTCGGGTTACTGGTTTGCGGATGTTCACCTCCAACTTCGTGCCGTAGTTGACACCGGGGGGTACTGCTTTGTTTGACTCAATATATCCACGCACGGCAATCTTGCTAATGCGTTTCTCAAGCATGTCGAACGCTTCGTTCTCACGAATAAATCCGAGTACGGCATCCCAGTCACCCACGTTGGCATAGTCGGTGGTGGTTAAGAACGCAGTACCATGCTTGGTCTTGAACGAGGTAACACCTTGAGCGTCAGCCTGTTCCTTAATCCATGCTTCTAACTTCTCCATCTTGGCTTTGATGGTAGACACACGGTCTTTCACCTCAGCCTCAATAGATTCTTTCTGCGACCTGAGTTTCATGTAGGTCGCTACTACATCATCTACGTTTACAGTCATAGTGTCACCTATTAGTCTGTTGTTGAATTAAATCAAGAAGCAAACCTTGCAGTTTCTGCTTGTTCTTTAGCCGTTCGTACATCCTGTACTCAAGGTCTGTTGCCTCGATGTGAATGACGTTCGACACATGCTTCTTACCTATACGCTCAATGCGTCCGTTTGCCTGAACATATTGCTCGTTGCTTGTCACAGGGCCATACCAGACAATCGTTGACGCACTGGTGAGCGTTAACCCATGCGCCATAGTCCCCGGATGGGCAATCAAAACATGTGGGTCTTTGGCATGCTGAAAGTCATGGAAGATTTGATTGCGTTTGTGTGAGGAGACCTCACCATTCACAACTGCTACCGTCCAATGCTTGCCAAGTTCTTTCTCCAACATGTGCAGAGTACCTGTCAGTGGAACAAACACGATTACTTTTTCACCTGCTTCCTCAATCACCTCCTTCACAAGATTGACACGGGGGGTACAGTCCAACTCAATGTTCTGTCCATCATCACCGTAGGCTACACCGCAGGCTATCTGAACAAGTTTTTGAATCTTGACTGCTTCGTTCACTGCCGTGATGGTTCCTTCGGCAGTCATCTCGGTCACGAAATGCCTGAGCATTTGCGTGTAATGTTTCTTCTGCTCGGCAGTCAGTTCGACTTGTCGGGTCTGAACAACTGTATCGGGTAAGTCGAAACATTCATCACGAGTAAAGCGCACCGCAGGTTGGAGGATGTGCTTCACAATGTCTACTGATTCAGGGCGAGGTACAAACTTCCACTGCCCTATCTTCATCATTACCTGCTCACGGAAAGCAGTGTAAGTTTTAGTGCATACTGGACTGTTGACCAACTTCGCCAACGCCCACGCATCGGTTGGGTCATTAGGCGTAGGAGTACCAGTCATCAACCACAAACGTGTTGCAGGGTTAGCGTCCATCCAACGGCGGAATATCTTGAACCGTTGGGTAGTTGGGTTGCGCAGTACCGCCGCCTCATCAACGATAACCAAGTCAAACATCCCTTTGGTTTCTTCTTGGATGATGTTGAACCCATCATGGTTGATGATGTAGAAGTCCACCTCTTTACGCAGAAGTTGTTTGCGCTTGTCAGCCGTGCCATGCAGGACGACGAACTTGCGATGAGGGAATCCTGTAAAGACTGCATCACCCCACACCCGTTCCAACGTGGATAGTGGTGAGAGAATCAGCACCTTCTTTACATGCTTGGTTTTGATGAGATAGTCCGCAGCCCATAGAGCCGACTGTGTTTTGCCTGTACCGATTTCGTTCAGCACCAACCCTCGATGGTTGAGCGTCAAGAACGCAGCAGTATGTTTCTGATGGTCATACGGGATGTACTGTCCGGGCCAGTTGTAGTAATGTAGGATGGGACTAGGCGCATTGATGCCAAGGTTTCTCAGCACACGCACCTCATCAAGTTTGTGCGGTGTCACAACCAACGGAACACCACGAACCTCAATAGGTTTCGCAGTCGGGATACTGTCGAGTACCCGATTGGGGTTGTTTAATTTCAGAGCAAGCGTCCTTGCTTGTTCCACCACTAGCATGTTGTCACCTGTAAAGTTTTTCTTTAATAATCAAATCCAACTGGTCGATGGTGTCTTGGTCATACACAACCATCCACCAACCACCTGCCTTCTGTATCTTTGCACCACACTGCACTTGCAATGCCGTAGGCTTCTTTGTCCTGTCGGCTTTCACTTCAATGCCAAGGAACTGACCCTTCACTACGGCGATGATGTCGGGGATTCCTGCCACTCCGAACCCATTGTTCGCAGGGAAGAAGTACCACACACCATGCCCTTTCAGTACCTCAACAACTTTCTTTTTTACCTTACCTTCGGGTGTATTATAAGACACTTTACGCTCCTGTCAAGTAAGGTTAAACCCTAGCCGAATCACAATCGTGTCGAGCAGGGCAGAATCGGCATAGCCCCGATGGTCGGGCAGGCCAGTTGTCATGCTCTAGCGAACTGTGGATGCGTTGGATGCGCTTCATTACGTCGGCCCATATCGCATTGACATCCGCACGGAAATAAGTTTCTGTATCCATTTCCATCGTCTTGAGCCACACCAAGGATGTACGCACAGACTGCACATCAGGGAAGTGCTTGAACACCTGCGCAGCGAACAGTTGCATCTGAAACTGGTCAGCATTTCGCTTGCCAGTTTTCCAGTCCATCACGTTGGCTAGGTTACCATTGATTACAAGGATGTCAAGTTTACTTCGTAGCCATGCGTCAGCATCCCACCAACCTGTTGGTGTAAGGTTCTCGGTGAGCACCAGTTCTTTCTCGATGTGCAGTTCACCCCCCTCAGCAATCCGCTTTACCGATAGGCACAGTGGTTCGTAGTGCGCCACCTCTTGGGGTAGTACAGCGTCATTCGCCAAACGATACTCAAGATATTGGTGGATGCGTTCCCCATACTTACTGGCTTCACCCCCCTCATCAACAACGTCTTTGGAAACACGCTGACGGAAGTAGCGGTAGGGGCAGTTCTCGTACAACTTAATGGACGAGTAGGAGTGGCTAAGGCGCATAGGTTGTAGCCCCTCGGGGTGTCCTTGGGGTTCTCTGTTTATTGGAAAGTCCAGTGTACATCAACTGTGCATACGGCGCAAGATGTCGTACTTGAGTACTTCCAACTGGGCAATAATCTCCATCACATCGTCCATCTTGGTAGAGAAACGTGTGTAGACACCATCCGTTTTCATCAGGATAAGCACGTTGTTTGCACCGTCCTGCTCGACTTTGTTCAGTGCCGACTGCAACATCTCAACAACTTCTGCTTTGCGTTTATTCTCGACTACTTCAGTCAAGTTTGTTATGTCTTTCATTTGTTTTTCCTTTCAGGTTGCGGTAGTTGCCCGACTAATTCCAGTTTGATATGGGGGTAATTCATGCGTAGTACTGCCAGTGATGCCATAAATTTTCCACGAGTAATCATGTGATTGCGTTTGCCATCAGGCATCTCAATCCAAAAGAACGGAGTGGCATAACCATACTTCACAGTGTTCAGTTCTTTGGCAAGTTCATCGACCCACACTTGGTCAAACTCACTCGCCTTGTCTGCCAATACTTGTTCCTCTAAGTTCATCATGTATCTCCATAGTTAGTTGCCACACCTGATTCACATGCAACTGGTAGGTCTGCACACCACGCGGGTGGTGTTGACATCATCTCCACAAGAAGTTGCTCTGCGTCTGTTGCCTGTGTTGCCGGGGCCGTGATGATGATTTCATCATGTACTTGGAAAGCAACGTGATAGTGTTGCCCGATGTTTGCCATTTGTTCAGCCACAACAATACGAGCCAATGCTTGAATGATGTTTTCTGTGGCTTTGCCCCCATAGATTTTTGTCCATGAGATGTCATCAGTCTCGCCTGTCATCACTCTATCTTTGACTGCCTTGCGGTACTGCCTTGCATCACCAATATATTCATAGTTGTTTGCGTTCGCACGGAGTGCTGGATAGCGGATGTACAACCCATTGGGTAGGCGTATACCATGCTCGTCGTAGGTCACACACTTACTAATGACACCGCTTTGTCTTGCAAGGATGCCACCTAGTGCGCTTCCACACTTCTGCCATAGAGCAACAATTCTGTGGTTCTTCTGTCGGTACAGTCGGACGATACGCTCTGCTTCGGCAAGTTCAATCTTGACGGATACACCACCTTGACCAATCTCTAGTGTGCGTCTGAACTTCTCTGCACCCATGCCGTAGCCTAGACCCAAGATACAAGTCTTACCAACGAATCGTTCTACCTTGTCTGCCTTGGTAATGGTTCGACCATAGACCTCGGATGCAAACTCAGAATACACATCACGCTTTTCAGAGAACGCACCAATCAAATCGTTCTGCTCTGCCATCCATGCCACCATCCTTGCTTCAATCTGTGATGAATCGCAAGCAATAAGAACGTGCCCCTCAGGTGCTTTCAATGCACGACGAATGGTGTTGTTCCCACGAGCAGGAAGATTTTGTAGGTTGAGTTTGTCACCCCCCGAGAACCTGCCTGTGTGCGCACCATAATAGTTGAGCATGATTGGCAGGCGACCTCGCTCGGACACCGCAATCAAGTTCTGAGTTCGGGTCTCCTCAATAGTAGACTTGACCCCGAGCCTCGCAGCGACCGCAACCTGCACCCTCTCATCAGGATGTTCTAGTAAGTCAGTGAATCCCTTGTCGGTCTTGCCGAACGCTAGAGTTTCTTTGCCTGTGCGTGCGCTCACCTTAGTTGGTGGCTCGACCCCCAAGTTCTTCAGATACTTCGCAAAGATTTGGTTGCTCATCAAAGTCTTGGTAATGGCTTCGTCGCTCACCCCCGTAAGACCCATGTCGGCAATCAACGTGCGCTTTCGTGCAAGCACTTCCTCAAGATGTTGCTCTAAGAGTTCCCTGTCGAGTTCAATCGTAGGCTCGGTGTACATGCGTAGCGTTTGGTCAATGACCATCAACTCACTGGTGGGGAAACCCTTGCTCAGTTTCTTGAACAAGTTGTAGGTTAGTTCCACATCGTTCTTACAGTACTCACCATACCTAGCCAGTTCATCGGGCGCAAAGTTAGCCCTGCGTTTACCAATCGCATTGAGTACTTCTTCGCCCTTCTGCCCTAGCCCATAGTATGTAGCGAGTGCTTTGAGTGAACCCCCCACAGTCATTTGATGAAGTGGTCTTGCCATAGATAAAGTGTCAAGCCACAACTTAGGCTTGATACCGTAGTGCCATGACAAGATTGCCCCATCGAACGCAGTGTTGTGACAGAGGATTGCTTTGTCACGATAGTCGAGTGACTTCAAGAACTTGGCAGGGTCACTGCCTGAGTACCAGTCAGTCGGGTAGTTGTTGACCTTTACCCCCACACCAATGACCTCGAACTGCGGGTCACGGATGTAGGCTTCTGTGGTCATCTTCGACAGAGAAAAATCCTTGTCGTAGTATGTTTCAAAGTCAATGGTTACTATGTCCATTGGTTCTCTCAATCTCCTGTGTAATCCACAGGTTCAATAGCCGAGTTTGAAAAAGAAGTTCCTGTGATTTGACACGAGCATCGGCATACTTGTGGTTCAACAGGTCTTGATGAATGTCTTTGTTCAACTTGTCCATACGCAACATGATGGTTGCGTAGTCAAAGAACTCGTAGTTAATCACGGTCTTGCATCCACAAGAATGTAATTAAGGCTACTGCACCCAATGCAGTAAAGCATCCGAGCAAGAACATAGCCCACTTAAAGATTTCCCAAATGGCTTCAAGAATCATCACGCACCTCAATAAGTTTCTCAATGTAGTGCTTGGCTTTCTTCACATCATCAATGCCACCCTTCGCATCACATCGTGCAAGATATTTGATTGCGTTACCACGCAAGAACCCTGCGAATTGTTCGGGTGTCATCCAAGATTCCATTGCCTTCCAAGGTTGGACACCCATGTTCTTGTAGTGGTCACCGCCAACTTGTAGGTCATCGGCTCGGGTGCTTGGCACGAATGGCTTGGTCTGAATAATGACCTTCGCATTTTCTTCTTGCACCACAGGCATCACCTCTTTGCGAATCTTGTACACGATAGGCATGGCTACCTTGAACTTCGCACCAACTTCT